GCTATTGGAGTTTACGAACACAAAAAAGAAGTTAAACTTTACATAAGCGATCATATTTCCGGAACGTGTAAAGATATTTTTCCGGCCAGTGAGTTGGGAAAATCACAGTTTAAATACTATTATTCATGGATATATAACTATATTATTAGTAGTAGAATATCATATCAAAACCTAACCGTAAAATTTTATATTGATAAAATTTTCAATTTGTGATATTTTTATTTTAAGGGAAAACAGCTACATCAACCGTCGGAAACGGATGCTATAGGGATGATTACCCGCAAGTTTTCCCTTAATTTTTTCCTACATATTCCCTTAACATCCGTTTTTTTATCAATAGAAAGGAGAAAAAATGAAAATCGAAGAAGTAGTTGCACTCGCAAATGCAGGTTTTTCAAAATCTGAAATTCTTGGATTTGCAGGGCAGAATCAGAACCAGAACCAGATCCAGAACCAGAACCAGATCCAGAACCAGAACCAGAACCAGATTCAGAACCAGAACCAGATCCAGAACCAGATCCAGAACCAGAATCAGAATGATATGGTTCTTGATGCTATCAATAAATTAACAGCTACGATTCAGGCCTCAAACATCCAGAACACAGGGAAAACGGGGGCAAATCCCCCAAGAACAGAATCAGACATTATTAACGATATGATGAAGATCATGAATTAGAAAGGAAGTGAATTAAATTGGGAGTAAATAGTTTAAACCCGCAGGACGCATATACTTTAATCAATTCAGTCGCTAAACAGGCTACCGGCCGTTCTAACCTTGTAGCGACTGATACAAGTTCTTTTGTTTCCGTAGGGGAAACGCTCTTACGCACAGGGGTAGAAAACACACTGAATGCAATCAGCACAGTATTTGCATATACTTATTTTTCAAATGAATCTTATACCGGTAAATTAAAGACAGTTGAACAGACAAATGTTCGGTGGGGTGCTATTGTTCGTGAAATCACGTCCATGTCAATGGACGCTGAACAGTCTGATGATTGGAATACAGAACAGAATCCGAACACTTTGGATGATGGTGAATCTATCGACATGTACAAGATTCATAAGCCGAAAGTGCTTGAACTCAAGTTCTACGGCACAAAGCTTTTACAGAGATCAATCACACGATTCCGTGACCAGCTGGCACTTGCTTTTTCAAGTGAGGGAGAATTTCTCAGATTTTACGAAGCAGTTATGATTGAGTTCCGCAATGACATTGAAACGGATCGAGAAAGTGAACGTCGTGCAACCATGCTCAACTATATGGCGGGATTATCATCCCTTGGTATGGAGGTTGACCTTGCACATGAGTTCAATGCAGAGAATGGGACACAATACACAAGAAAGCAGTTACTTTCTGAACACCGTGACAAGTTTATGCCGTTCGTGGTTGCTCGAATCAAGCTTGATTCTGAAAAACTGACAGAGAGATCAACTAAGTACAGATTTACGATTACAGGGTTTGAAAATCTTTTGAGATTCACAAGAAAAGAAAATCAGCGACTTATGATGCTGTCGAGCTTCTGGATCAACTCAGAAACACAGACGTTACCGTATGTGTTTGATGATAAAAATTTACAGATCGAGAACAAAGAACTTGTCAATTGGTGGCAGTCCGCCGATAACGAATCAGCGATCCAGATTACCCCATCCATTATTGGAGCGGATGGTCATGCAGAACAGGCAAAAAAAGAGGTAAAGTTACCTTATGTTTTGGGAGTTCTTTATGATCGCCGTGCAATGGGTATTAACTGGCAGTTTGACTACAGTTCAACCACTCCGTTCAATAGCCGGGGTGGCTACTATAACATGTATGTTCACAGTCGGAAAAACTACTGGAACAATTTCACTCATAACGGAATCCTTTATGTGATTGGAGAGGGGGCATAATGTTTTATTTCAATATGCAGGCTGATGAGCAAGGTCAATTTTTTAGTTTACAAGGTGATTATGGAGTACGCAGAATCATATGTACTAGCACAGCAGAGCAAGGATCAAGATTAGAACTAAATGGAAATGTAATTGCTTGCTTTAACAGAAGCAACAGTTTAGAGTTAAAATTTGACAGTTATCACGGTTTTCCGAAGTTATCAGATTTTACAGTTTTTCAGTTTGGTTTTGGGGCAATTTTAGTTGATACAGTGCCTCTTGCCCCGATTAATAAAGACTATTTTGAAGAGGGGATATCAGCATGACAGACACAATTTTAACAGTTTTGGGAAACTATGCATTCCCTATCGTTTGTTGTATTGGCATGGCATACTTTGTCAAATACATGTACGACCAGACGAACGCAAGAGTTGATAAACTCAACGAAGAACACAAAAACGAAGTTGACACGCTTTCAGAAGTAATCAAAAATAACACGATCGCTCTGGAAAAAATGAACACATTAATCGAACAAATTGGAAAGTAGGTGCTATATGACAGCAAATGAACTTGTAGTATATGCTCATAATTTAATTGGTACTCCTTATGTGTGGGGTGGCTCAACCCCTGCACATGGTCTTGACTGCTCCGGATTGCTTTACTGGATCCAGAGGACAGCAGGCTCAGATGTTGGTCGCTATAACGCAGCAACTTATTCAAACATGGGTGTTAGAATTCCGGTTGGCCAGCAGAAGCCCGGTGATTTCTTATTCTTCGGATCTCCTGTTACTCATTGTGCCATTTACATTGGATATGGAAAAATGATTGAAAGCCGGGGCGGTCGTAAGAACACAAAAGAGAATCCGGGCAAAGGAGTGGTGATTTCTCCGGTAACTCGCCGACATGATCTTGTCTGTGTCCGCAGGGTATGGGATTCAAGTCCATCATACGCAGTAGGACAGACTTACCGTACACAGGTTGACCATTTACATGTTCGATTTTGCGTTTGGGGTCAGATCAAAGAATATTCACAGCTGACAAGGGATGCTATGAAACATGCTTATTCCGATGGATGCTTGAAAAAAGGAACAGAAGTTACGGTCAAAGACATGAAACAGGATGAATCCGGTGCTTTATGGGTTCGTATTCCATCCGGTTGGATCTGTGCCATTACTTCAAAGGGAGAGATTTACTTATCATGACAGAAATAGTTTTGTATCATTTTTCGAAAAGAAAAAACAGCACAAAACGTCCTATAAGGCAGGGGACAGAAGTTCCCTGCCTTTTAAAAATTACAACTACATTTCAAAGTCCTACGTTTATTTTGCAAAGACCAATGAACGATATGCTACAGTTTAACTATTGCAAATGGGCTGATCACTATTATTTCATTGATTCAACTACGTCAATCAACGCAGGACAGACGGAAATAACTTGTACTGAGGACGTCTTGGCAACTTATAAAAATGAAATAGGCGAATATACATGCTTTATTGAGCGATCAAATCATCAAGACCCTTTGCTTGATGATCCGCTTTATTTACCAACTGAGGACTGGCAGAAGCAGGACACTATCGTTGCGCAGCCTTTCAATGTGTTTGTTAATGGATACGCCGGTAACTATATCATGCGTGTCGTAGGTGCAGCAGGGGTTGAAACTTACTATGTTACGGAAAAACAGTTAGGTTTGATTGTGAAATTCATGTATACGGCTGATAACTTCCAAGAACTGATTGAGAACGCAACTACAAAGTTTCTTTTCGATCCTGCAAAATACATTATTGATTTAAAATGGCTACCCTTTCGCTCAACTAATTTTTCTTCAATGTTGAATGATGTAAATCTAGGCTATTGGGATTCCGGTGTACAAGCTTTATTGATTGGTGGTGCTTCAAATAGTCCGGTGGTTCATTTTTCCTATAATCTTGAACTGACTAATCCACTTTATTCTAATACAGATTTTCGTTTTTACAATGGTAATTTTAGTCGTTACTTTGTACAACTTCCTTGCATTGGGGTTATTCCGGTTGACATAACAAAAACGAATAATGGACAGTTAATAGCAGACTACTACTTTGACGCCTATTCCGGAATTTCAGATGTTTGGTTGAAATCTGGATCATCTGTAATAGGACATTATCAATGTCAGATGACAGTACCGGTAAACATAGCAGGTGCAAATGTCAACATTGGTGACGCATTAATTGGTGGTCTTTCAACCGTCTCGTCAGCTATGACAGGAAATGCGCTCGGTGTATCTTCCGGTGTACTTAACACTACGCAATCCATTTTATCACCGGAAGTCACAAGTATTGGTTCTATTGGCTCGGTTGGTGGAATCCTCAATAATCTTGATGCATCCGTAATATGCTATACAAGAATGAGCACAGAGCCAAACGGTACAGGTGAGGGGTATGCAGATGGAAACAGTCGCAAGATTTCAACGTGTTCCGGTTATCTCAGATGCAGAAATGCATCCATAGAAATTAGTGGGTTTACCGGAGATCAAGAAGCAGTGAATAACTACTTGAATAGCGGATTTTATTATGAATAATGTTCACATGAAACATAGAAAGAGGTGAAAAATCATGTGGTGCCCGATTGGATTTGATAAAATCAATATCATTTCAAATTACTTCCAACCGTCTGGAATCAAGGCAGACAGTCTATATACTGACACGTTTGATCGTATGCTGTATGAAAGAGTGTGTTCTATATTTGATATAACATACAATGCAAATTTTGACATTGACTATTTTAAGTATTGCCTGCTAGGTGGGGGATTTATTGCAATCACATATACTGATGCATATGGAATGATTGCTCAGTATCCCGCGATCAGTGGATATGATATGTATTGCAAGCCAACGCTTGCAAGCATTAACACATATGCTACCAATGCAACCATAAGCTTACAGGATTTAAAGATTGGCAAAGATTGCAGCGTGATCTTTTTACGTCCATCAAGATGTGGAATTTTTGACATTATCGGTTATTATAGTTACAAATTGGCTCTGGTAGCTTCTGCGTTTGATATGAACGTATTCAACAGCAAGTTAGCTTTTATGATAGCCGCCAAAAACAAAAGCGCTGCTAAAACACTGGAAAAAGTCTATGACCAAGTGCAGGAGGGTAACCCGGCAGTTGCGTATGATGTTTCAATAAAAGAAAATGAGAACACAAACATGAGGGGGAAAAGTTCAGAACCGTTTGAATTTTTCAACAAAGATTTGAAAAACAACTTCATTTCAAAAGAATTAATTGAAGTGTTTGAAAAGCTTCTTGACCAGTTTGATACAGAAGTTGGGATTCCGTCTGTCGGTTCTGATAAAAAAGAGCGGTTGAATGTCATGGAAACTGAAAAAAACGACATTGAATCTGTGACACGACTTACTACATGGCTAGAAACCATGCAGACAGGAGTTGACATGACAAACAGTCTTTATCCAACTTTGAAACTAAACATAAAGATCAGAGACTACAAAAAGGCAGGTGTAACAAATGGGGATGTATAGAATTACGATAGCCGGACTTTATGAATATGATAAAAGCTTATTCGACAAGATGACTTTTCCGGCAGATGCTGACAAACAGAACTTTATTGACAGCTTGCTTTTATCCTATGGTGATTGTGAACCACTCTATCCGGATGGCGATTTTATGAAACAGTCAGCTATTCCGGCATGGTCAAAAAAATGGCAGGACTCCATTGAAAGGGTCTTTCTTGCATTAAAAAAAGAGTACAATCCAATCGAGAACTATGACAGACAGGAGAGTTGGGCAGATTCACCAAACATTGAGCGAAACACCATAACAGGTGGTAAGGACAAAAACACCTTACAAGCAGGCAGAGGATCCGTTACGTCAAACACAGGAACTGACAGTATGGAAGAAAAAGTGAGTGCTTTTGATTCGAGCACTTATCAGCCGTCAAGGGAAGATACAACCACTTATGGAAATAGTACAAAAATGGAAACTTCCGGACAAGATGTAAACGACATTGAGTATGGGCGAACTGAAAAAAATACAGAAAAAGGGACTATGACCCATACCGGGCAGATTCACGGAAACATAGGTGTGACAACGTCTCAGCAAATGTTAGAAAGCGAATTACAATTAAGGAAGCAATCGTTTATAGATTATTGTACAGGATTATTTGCCAGTGACTTACTGATTCTGGTTTATTAATAGGAAGGAGAGCACATAATGATTAATACGTATCCTCACGGTTCTATGCAGGACATGAACCTAGACTACTTATTAAAAGTAGCAAAGCAGGCAGGAGTGGATCATAAAGAATGGTCAGACATAAAAGGAACCGCACAAAAGCAGATTGACGAAGCAATTAAAGATTCACTAGATTCCGGAGAGATTGGAAAAGTAGTTGACGCTGCAACGAAAAAAATCTTAACGGATGAAATTGAACCATTAAAAGGCACAGTAACCGAACAGGGTAAACTGATTTCTGATCTTGAAAAAAGAGACGGTTTATTTGATTTAAGCGGCAGAACTATCATTATCGGTGACAGCTACACAGTAGGATATACCCCGGATGGAAACATAACTCCTTGGACAGAGCACTTTTTGGATTACTGCTCTATTGATAATGTAACTATCAAAAGCAATGGTGGTGCTTCTTTTTCAACATCTAACAACTCATTCCTTATGCTTTTGAATCAGATTGACGCTGATCCATCTGTAAAGCAGATCTTAGTTGTCGGGGGTTACAATGAGTTCGGTACTTATTCAGAAATTGAAAATGCAATCAATGCCTTTTATGGGGTGGCACAGACACGATTTCCGAATGCTAAAATTTTTGTAGCAATGGTTGCATGGTCAGCAGACAGCACCCAGTGGAACAGGTTCAAAATTGCAAAGAGTGTGTATAACACACAGCGGAAAAAATGGACCTATCTTAATGGAAGTGAATATATTTTACACGCTGACGGATTCATGGGCTCGGACGGATTTCACCCAAACACAACCGGACAAGAACGACTCGCTAGCTACCTTGCGGAAGCAGTAAAGACCGGCTCTTGCCATCCATCCTTTTATGATGTAAAATCAAACTTTGAAGCAGGAGATTTTACAGCAGCTCCAGGAAGTAGTTGGGGGATCGTTACAAATTACAAAGAAAACACCAGTAATATCATCTGGGACGATTATGTTTGTTTTCCAAACAGCGGAGAACTTATTTGTAATGGTACAGAATACTATGTCGGAAGAATCTATTCAACTTCCTTTGTTGGTGATGGAAACGGTTATACATGTTATCCAACAACTGTGATTGTAAAATCCGGATCTGATTTTTATCACATTCCGGCTCAGCTTAATTTCAGAGCGAGACAGATTTATCTTGCTCTGTATGATATTAGCGATGACAAACACAACTACAGAACCTTGACATACGTAACACAGGTACAAATTCACAGAGGATCAATTACAATGTAAATGTTTCATGTGAAACAAAAAATAAAGGGGATGCAAATTTGCATCCCTTTTAACTATATAAAAACTTCTTTTGTCTCAAACGGCAACGGCAACCCTGTTTCCTTATCATACGGAATCGTATGATCCAACTCATACTCTGTATCGGATAAACGGATTGCACAACCATACTCTATATCACAGTCATCAACAGTAATAGTGTTAATCCCTTTGTTATACAGATATTCCGTTTTAAGTTTCCAACTTGGGTCTTTTTTCCAGTCGTTCGCACGGCGGTAGTTTCTGCGATAAGTGAGACTATTACTATAGATAAAACCTTTTTCAAAATTATTTATGTCATCATCAAGACAATAAACACCGTCTTTTGGCACTCCTGCAACAGTCTGTTTTAGTTTTCCTTTTTCGCGGTAACAGTAACGCTTACTTCCCATTGTTTTAAATTCATTGTAAATGCCGTCAAACTCGGCAATACCAAGTGTATGTGATTCCCCATTAAACACTACAGTTCCAAGTCCTCGTTCTGTTGATTTTTTCATTACTTTATCATTATACTCAGCAAGTTTTTTTCTATCCCAGTCTGTACCCTTAACGGAATCGGTGTCTGAGTAATACCATTTTTTGCAACACTTCCCAAGTTCGAATAACTCAGCCTGCGCGTAGGCTGTCACCCATACCCCCCATTGGTATGGTAAAAAAGAGTTACGACTTTTGTAATACTTTTGTAACTTTTCATCATATTCTGATTCACTTAAAACATCAGACCATAACCCAGTTTCATAATCTTCTTCAAACATGGATTGAATCATCTTTTGAACCATCATGCCGTAGATTCCGTTTAGTTCGCCTTTTGAAATCATATATAACACAGGGTCAGCATGTTTCAGCGTATTCTTATGTTCAAATAATTCAATCACATAAGAAGTCAGCCAATCCGGAAGATAGTCTTTCTTTGCTCTCATGACGCTTGAAACGTCTGCCCATTCAAAGTCATAGGCTTCAAAGATAACTTGCAAATCCGGATCCGTAAAGGGATAAACGACAAGATCTGCATTAACAATTTTACCATTATCAAGGTTCAATTCCATAGCTTTCTTTTTGCTTATAGTCTCTGCATCTGGAAACACACAGACTTTTGCTTTGTGAAAAGCAAGCGGTGGCATAGGATGGTCTTTTTTCAAGCGCAGCTTTTTCAATCGTATATAGCCGGCAAAAGCATAACTTTCTTTTAAATCCATTATATCTTTCAATGATAACTTTGTTTCTACAAAGTTTGTCATAGGAAACTTTTCATAAACGATTCTCGCAGGATAAGAACTTGTAAAATCGTAGCACTCCACCGGTTCAGTAATTAACTGATTGACGTAGTACCTGTTCGCATGAGTATAGCCACCGTGATAGCAGGCTGTGAGCAGCTCATACTGATTTAGCGTGAGTTGCATTGCTAAAAAATTCTTATGCCATTTCTTATCCTTTCGTGAACGTGATCTGGCTTGATTACGGATAAAGCCAGTATTAGTCAGTGGGGCAGTAGCAACAGTTACGTTTCTTTGCGATAAATAGAGACGTAATGCTTTACAAAGGCAAATCGTATCAATGCAGACGTATGTCATTTCCTTTACAGTACGTCCAGATTCCGGAGTTCTTTTCTTTTTATAGTCCCATGTACCAGTAGCTTTTTCAAGTGTCCCCATGTCCTTACAGAGACGTTCAAGAGTACGTTGAGTGAGTATGGCAGAATCTCTTATTTCAAGACCAAAAGACTGCCATTGCATAAATACGTACCGGTGAGTTTTAACAGCTAATTTACGGTCTGGAACTCCAAACTTTTCTAGCAGATGATTCCTTAAAAACATGTAATCATATGACAGGTTATGGATGTAAAAACGAACTGTATGGTCTTTGTCGGCGTGCAATGTATCACAGATCCGGTCAATCGTATTGATAAGATTACGTACGTGATTACCGTACAAACAGCAATCATTTTCTATAGTTATAGTCCAATCAGTTACCCATCCTATATCTTCTGTATCCGAAACGTATGTTTCAGTATCAATCGTTATGATTTTTTCATAAAAAGACTGGAAGTGTCCTGCATTACTTTTGCGGATGAAATTACCGTCAAAAAGACGCATGTAATCATAGTCTTTATATGAAACAACTGGATAACCTGCTATAACCATTTTTTTACCCCTTGTATGTATATTTTAATGCTTCTGCTTCTCCAGAGAATCCTAGTGACTTTGCTACATCATCCGCTCGGTCTATATC